TTTCCCTAATCAACAAGTAAATCCAGATAAATTGGATAATGAAATTTCAGATTCTTCAATTACCAAAACTCTTGAATATATAAATGCAGGGGTAAGTGACCCTGATAATTGTGATATTGTTTTTGATGAAGCTTTGACTTCAGGGGAAGAGACAACATTATCAGCTTTAGTCTCTGCTCATGATGGTGAACCTAATCCAACACCTGTTGAGGAATTTCTTGATGTAAATGCAGAAGTCACTGACCCCTATACAAACGTGTCTGGAAATTTCCTAGAAATGCAGGTATTGATGAACAGAAGAGAGATTTTTAATGACGATGAAAATCCCCTCTATGTATCTACATTAGTACCTATTATTGGGAGTGGTGGTCACTTACAAGACCATGCTGATAGGATTCTTAATCTAGAAGTCATTCATGGGAAGACCGGATGGCACAGAAGAGAAATGTATAGAGGAATTTATCAAAAGCCCCAAAATATTTTGATATACTATGGATGGATGAACTCCTTCAATTCAGGAGAGAATGGATGGGATAACGAGAAAGTTGCTCAAGACATGGCAAACTATAGTCTTATAGTTCTTGGTGATGGTGTACAAGACCCAGGACATGGAGACTATTCAAACACAACTGTAATAATCCCACGAATAAAAGAGTTAAATCCAGATACTAAGATATTTGGATATGTAACTGTAAATCAGACTAAATCAAATTTTGAAACAAAAGCAGGGCAGTGGAATACATTAGGTGTTCATGGTGTATTCATGGATGAAGCAGGGTATGACTATGGTACACATAGAGATGTCTTTAATGAAAGGGTTGATTTTGTCCACAATCAATCAAGTGCAAATCTATGTTTCGTGAATGCATGGAACATGGATCATGTAATTGGTACTGCCAATGATCCCTCTTATCCCAATTCAACATATAATCCAGGATTAAGTGCATCTAATTTAACTGTAGATGATTGGTATTTGCTTGAAAGTTTTCCCATCAATACTGATGCATATTCAGGTTCAGATGGATATGAACCAAAAGCTGATTGGTTATATAGAGGGGAAAGGGCAATAGTCCATAGATATAATTATGGTATTAACTTAGCAGCAGTAGGAATTATTAATAATGACAATTCAAATGGTCAAGACTTATTTGAATTTGGTTTTATTTCATCAATAATGTGGTGCCTAGAAGCATTTGGAACTAGTGATACTTACTATGGTGCAAGTTCAGCAACAGTAACATTCTGGACTAGACCTAATGTTAAGGGTGCTGGTAGAATTTGGTCAGAGTATCCTTCTGTAGAAAATGATGTTAATGATAATCAAGTATATTGGAGATTTACTGATTTTGCTAAATTTATGTTAGACTTCTCAGATGGAGCACAGACCAGTTCTATAACCATTCAGGAACCAGCAGCACCAGCAGGTAATGGTAGTGGTCCAACTGTGAAGTCTGGAACTGTAACTACTAATCCAGCAGGAAATGGCTCAGTAACATTTAATACACCGTTTCCTGACACTAACTACTCTATTGCATTAGCACCTTTGAATCCAGGTGATACAACCTCTTGTATGTATAGTGATAAAACAGCAAGTGGTTTCAATTTAGTAACAGAGGATGATGGAGGAAAGAGTGAAGGTAGTGTTACAGTAGATTGGATTGCTATTGCACACTATAATCCATAATGGAGAAGCTTAATGGAGGATATTTGTGGCAGAAATAGGAAGAGTAGGTCAACCAGTTGTAAGAGGGTTTTCCGTTACAGACCTGAACAATAATCTTGTGCCTGGATTAAGTGCTAGTGATTTTTATGAAGATCTTTTTAATCCTAGTGGAAATGAAGTTAGCTCAACTATAATTGTTACATATACTGAATTGGGCAGTGGTCATTATGAAGCTACTTTCACACCCAATGTTTCCGGTGACTGGTTTCTGGCAGTATATCACAAACCTTATTTTCCATGGGGAAAGACAGGTATTACTAGAGTATATGCAAATGACTTTGATACTCTGTCAGATGAACATAAAAGAATACTTGGTCTAGTTCATGAGAACTTTTACATTGACCAAACAACATTTGATGCTGATTGTAATTTGATTGCTGCAAGGGTAAGAATTTATGATATAGCAGCAAACGTAGGAACAAATACCGGAGTGATCGGAGAATATGATATTACTGTTAATGCTTCCGGTCCTGGTAAATTTACAACATGGAAGCAGGTAAAAGCATAATGACAAAACTAGAAGAATACTTATTACAAGAACAAACCAATCAAGAGTTAAAAGGTGTCTGGAGCAATTTAAAAAAAATAGCTACAAATATTAATAGTGCTACCACAGATGTAAAAAATTTAAGAAAAACATCTAAAGCAATTGCAGGTAAAGAATTAAAAAATCTTGAAGATGGTTTGAAAAAAATAGCAGATACAGTACAAACTGCTGTTATTGCTGTTGGTAGAAAAATAAAGGATTAATATATGTCAGTTGGAATTGCAACATTAGGAATGTATAGATGGCAAGATTGTAAACCTGCTCCTGCTCCCTTTATAGGTGGTGGTGTTGGTGGAGTCCACATGCCCCCAAAAAGAAAACCAAGTGTAACCGTTGAAAGAATTAGAGTAGATGAAGAGAAATCTGATAAATATATGAGAGTACTTGCTATTAGAACTCAGAATGGTAATGGGGATTAATTATGATAAAAATTAATGTAACAAAAAGAAAGATTGTTGAGTTTGATGTAAATGTCAAAGGTGTTGATCCCAATGCATTATCAGGACGTTTAAGTTTATTTTATGAAAATGTTATCTACAGCTTTCCAGCAACAGTTGAAGATGGAAATGTTGTAAGAGTAGAAATACCTGCTCTTGATGAGGTAATAAAAGGTGATATTCCTGATAAATATCAAGCCACACTAAAACTTGAAATGGTAGGTGCTGATACATTCATGCAACCATGGGGAGGTTCTGCAATTCTAGAACATCCTATTAAAGTTGAAGCAGTAATGAAGAGTGGTGGTCAAAGATTGCAAGAAGAGGAAGAAGCACCAAAGGTTAAAGCAACTCTTAAATTGCTAAAAGAAGCACCAAAGTATGATATCAAAACTCTTGCTAGTGGCACCTCCAATAAGAAGAGTGGGGAAGAAGGAAAAGAAGAGGAAGAGCTAAAGAAGAAAAAAGAAAAGGAAAAGAAAGAGAAATCCAAACTTGCCAAGAAGCTAGGTGGTGAGGGAGAAGAAGAAGCTCCAACAGAAGAAGCTTCTAAGCTTGGTGAAAGATTAGCAAAAGCATTATTGGGTGAATCAAAAGATAAAATGACAGTGAAAGATCTTCCTTCTATGTATCACAAAGATCCATTATATAAAGCTGTTTTAATGGCACCAAATAGAAAGGAATATGAAAAAGCCCTTGAAACATTGAAATCTATAAGGGGAGAAACAGCATTTAAAAATTTTAAGAAAGCTTTAAAAGATGCTCAAGAAACATTCGATAAAGCAAGAGAAAAATATAAAAAATGATTGAATTTGATTTAGTAGAAAACGAAGTTCAATTTGATATAGAAACAAGCACACTAGAATTTGATCTGGTAGAGAATGAAGTAGAATTTGAGTTTGTTTCATAAGGAGAACTATGGGAGTATTAGTAGGATCAACATCAACAGATAGTGTTAATGAAGGGTCTGCTGCAATATTAAAATGCAGATTTAAAAGAAACTCTACCTTCACAACACCTGTATGTGGTGTTAATTGGAGGATAGATGATTTAACTGAAGACGTAGTTATTAAGAATTGGACTATGTTTACTGACCCAATTACTGGTTCTGAGATAAGAATTAACTTAACATCTCATGATAATATGTTGTATAATAATAGAAACAAGGCTGAATTAAGATCTGTAACAGTATCAGCTTCTTTTGGTGCTGATAACTTTGCTACAGGTACGTTCAAATTTTATGTAAGAAATCTAATATCAGTGGAGTAATTTATGGAAAGTCATGGATGGACTATGAGAGGTCCACTAAACACAGATAATATAAGAGCACAAGATGGTACTCTTGCTGCTACCATTACAGATGGTACAGGTTATGTCAATTTTCAGAATGACATTGAAGCAAGGGACATTGATACAAGAAGAGATATGACAGTTTTTCGAAATCTTGAAGTTCAAGGTCCATTAGCTCACATTATTCAAAATCTACAAGTAGATGGGACTGCAACTATAGAAGACTTAGTTGTTAGTAATGATCTAAATGTAACTAGGGATTTAAATGTAGGAAGAGATGCTGATGTATCCAGAACACTTGAAGTTGGTGCAGGTTATGACACATCTGGGGGTATAATAACCAAATACTTAAAGGTAGAGGGACCACCTTTATGGTTAGTTCCAGACTATCATCCTGCTCCTGGAAAAATGCTAGGAACAAATGATACTGCTGGAAATTGTGTATGGCTTAAACCCTCAATTCCGGTTGATGAAATAATTCTTTTCTATACTAATACTCAGGTAGATGGATATGAACTACAAACACTTATTGGGGATGATGATGTTGTATATATAACCAAAGGCACTGGTGCTGGTGGACAAGCAGGTGGTGCAGCAAAGCCAGCAGGAACATGGACTCAACCAGTACATAATCATGGTGTAACAGGAATTACCTTACCTGCACATAATCACAAATGGATGGATTATATAAGCAAAGGGGTTTGTGAGTCATGGGCATCAAACGGTGTAACTAAACTTAACTTGAGAACTGCATATGGTATTACAGGACATACAACTAATGGTTTCTTTGTACAAGCAACAAGCTGTAATGCTAATAACCCTGCTGGAGATTTCTGGGTTCAAAATTCTTCTCCAGTTGGTGCAACAGGCAATACAGATAATGCTGCAACTGCCAGTTCATGGAGACCAAAAGGTAGAAACTTTACAATGCAGAAACGAATATTCCCTTCATAAGAGGTTAGAATGGAGAAATCTATATATCAGCTAGGAGAGGGGAAATATGAAGCTTTTTTAAACCCTACTAGAAGTGATTATAAATATGTTTCTAAGATTTCAAAATCCATATTGGGTGTAGATAGTGTTAGGGGTCTTTTTTCGGAAAATAATATATGGATATGGAGATCAGATATATTTCATAACAAATTTGTAAAAGATTTAAAACAAGCATATAAAGAAGCACCAACTAAAAATATATATTTTACCATTGAGGAAAATGAAGAGCTTTATATGATAGCTAATAAATCTTTTATGTCACTTCCTTTTTTCAATGAAGTTGTTGCAAACCAAAACATCTTTGAAGTAATAGCCAAAGAGGTAAAAAAATTTGCACCAATAAAATATGTCAGATATGGCATTGAAGGTCATAAAGGAAGACAGTTTACCATATAGGAGGTTAAAATGTTAAATAGAAAGAAAGACAAGCTGTTGGGAAAATGCCCATTTAGAAATTTTAAAAATTGTGATATGGGATGTGCCTTTTTCAGAGAAGGTGTAAGATTTAATGAGACCAGAGAAGAAAGTTTTCCTTTCAGAGATTGTGCTATTAATATTATTGCAGACAATGTAGAAGCTATGCATAATAGAGCATTCATGCTTCAAAGTGAAGTTGGTCTGACTAAAACAGTTATGGCACTTAAAATACTTGCAGATCTTGGCTTTCATAATCCGATGGATGTTGCAAGAACAGCTATTAAAATAATTAAACCCACTCTAGATGAAGATAAACAAAAGCAACTAGAGGATAAAGAAAAATTGTTACTGGAGGAATAAGATGTATAAAGACGAACTGGCAGAAGACATTCAAAAAATTCTTGATGATTTCTTCAAGCAGGAATTTGGCAACAGGCTTACAGTATTTAATATGAAAGGTCTCATGGTTGATATCAGCAATGCCATGGCAAAAAATGAGGTAAAGGAATAATATGGGAATACTTGACAGGTTTTTATCACCACCAACATTATCAGAAACCCAAATCATTGAAGCAATATCTTCTTTTGCAAAAAAGGGAGACTCTGCCGTTTCAGATGCACTCTGGAATCTAAGACAGGGTGAAGGTATAGAAGATATAGCTCTTGCCGATGCTTTTGGATCAACCTCTTTAGGATCTTTCAACCTTTTTTATAACAAATACATTAATAAAGCTTTTGCCAATGAAGTTGCTAAAGTCGAAGAATATAGAAGAATGTCAAAAATGCCTGAAGTTGCAGATGTTCTTGAAGATGCAATGAATGAAGCAACACAGGACAATGAAGAAGGCAGAATGTTAGACTTGGTAATTAATGACAAGAAATTATCAACTAACAAAAACATTGTAGATAATTTGAATAGGGAATTTGAAAGTCTCTTCTATGATAAAATTGATATAGCAGATATTATCCAAGAACTATTCAGAACCTATTTCATTGATGGAAGAGTTTACTATGAAAGGCTCATCAATAAAGAAAAGCCTAGTGATGGTATTGTTGGTATTAAAAAACTTCCTACTCTTACCATGGACTATGACTATGACAAGAAAACAGGAAGAACACTTTGCTACTACCAATATCTTTCTACTAGGTCAAAGATGCCTATAAGTCGAGCAGAAGCAGATAAAGATGATAAAGTCATTGTATTTGAACCTGAACAGATAGGCATGGTAACAACAGGTATCTATGGTATTAACAGAAAGGATATAATAGGGTATCTAGACAATGCTAGAATCCCCTACAATCAATTAAATCTACTAGAGACATCTCTTGTTATATACCGTATCATTAGAGCACCTGAGAGGTTCGTTTTCAAAATTGATACAGGCAACATGCCAAAAGACAAAGCTCTAAAGTTTGTCGAGAAGATCAAAACAAAATTCTATAAAAAGCAAACCTATAATCCAGAGACAGGTAGATTAACCCAAGAGCCAAACGTAATGGCAATCCTGGAAAACTTCTGGTTACCTCAATCAGCAGATGGAAGAGGATCAAGTGTCGAGACAGTTGGTGGTAATCCTGCTGGCTTTGCAGAACTTGATGATATATATTACTTTGCAAGAAAGCTATATCGTGCTCTCAAATATCCTATGAGCAGAGTAACAGCACAACAAGAAAAACAAGAAAGCCAAATTCTATTTGGTGGAACATCAGTTGGGGAAATCTCTAGAGATGAAATAAAGTGGTCCAAGTTTCTAGAGAAACAACAAATGCAGTTCTGTAAAGAGTTTCGTGATTTATTCTTACTACATCTTGAATTTAAGGGGATGAAGAAAGAATATGGTATAACCAAGAATAAGGTTTCAGTTACAATGTCTTCACCATCTCATTATAGAGAACAAATGGCACAACAGTTCTTGGCACAGAGATTCGATAACTACAATGCTCTTGCTAATAATGAGGAAATGTCAAAATACTATCTCATGAAGAAATATCTCAAGTGGGATGAAACAGAGATTAAAGAAAATGCTGAAGGTATCCAGAAAGATATGGAATATGGTTTCAGAGAAAAACCACCAGAAGAAGGTGAAGGTGGAGGGGGATTCGGAGGAAGATTCTAATGAGATTTAAAAAATTTCTAACAGAGCAAGCAGGTGGACAAGCAGCAGGAAAAATGGAAGTAGATAAGATCAGTCTTGAAGAAGCAAGAAAGTTTGCTGAGAAAAAAGGATTAGATCTTGATAAGGAAATTCCTGACTTTGATACAAATTTTAAAAAGGCACAAAGCATTTTTAAAATTGGCAAAACCCAAAGAAAGGACATGCCTGTTATTGATGATAAAGATGTTGACAAGTTTAAAGCTAGGCTAGAGAAAGGAACAATTGACATCAATAAGCCACTGGCAAAAGATCCTTTAGTAAAACATAATCCATTTCCTACCGGACTATCTGGACTTGCTGCTAAAAAATGGTTAGAATTAGGATTAAGAGATGGATCTTTAAAAGATGATATAATAGATGTTAGAATTACACAGGTTCCTATAAGTAAACTAAAACCAATTCAAAGACAAGTTTACTATGACAAGTCAATGGGAGCAATTGCACAATTCGGTGTTAAAGCATCTAATGAATTTATTACCGAAAAATCATTCTTTGTTATTAGTGAAGATAACTTTATTATTGACGGTCACCATAGATTTCTAAGTGGATTAATAGCTTGCACTGGTTGTAAGGTTAATGCATTAAAGATAAAATTGCCCATTGCCAAGTTATTACCTATGGCAACTGCTTATGGTGATGCAATAGGAAATAAGAGAAATCTCTAAAAAATGAAATAAAATTATAAATACTTTGTGAATACTAAAATTTTTGTGGGAGGTAATAGTTATGCCTATAGATGATGAAAAAGTAAAAGCTGCATTAGATGATTTCGAAAATGATAAGTTTTCTGATGCAAAAGACAAACTAGCCGATGTGGTTAAGAAAAGAAGGGATGAATTTCTTAAAGATAAACTCAGTCTTCAAAAAGATTTAAATCCTCAAGAAGAGCCTGAAGGTGATAAAGAAGAGGAAGAGCCTGAAGGTGATTTAGAGAGTGCTGATGATGAAGATGATGAAACTAAAAAGGCAATGAGAAAAAGAGTTGCCAAGGCTTTGAAGAAAAAACAACAGGAAGAGGAATAAAAATGAACAAACAATTCAAGCTTATTACAGAAATGAGTCATGATATTGCTGTGCAAGAAGGCAATAGATCTAAAGACATGTTTGTTGTTGGTATTTTCAGTAGTGCAGAGATTGAAAATAATAACAGCAGAAAATACAAAAAGGATTTACTGGAAAGAGAAGTTGATAAAATAATGGAGAAGGTTTCAAGAGGATCTTGTTGGGGAGAATTAGGTCACCCACCTTCCCCTGAGATCAATCCAGAAAGGATAGCTATTCTAACCGAATCTCTAGAATGGAAAGGCAATGATCTCTATGGACGTTCTAAAATCCTTGATACACCTTTAGGCAATATTGCAAAAACTCTTGTTAGGAACGGTAACCTTGGTATTTCCAGCAGGGGTCTAGGAACTGTTGCTGAAGATGGATATGTTAATGAAGATTATAAACTAATCACATGGGATTTAGTAACAGATCCTTCAAATAATCCATCATGGGTTAACGGTATATATGAAGCACAGACATGGCAATATCCTGATCATTGTTTCTGTCCTGATAGAAAAACTGAAGATATGGAAGAGGAAGAAATAGATAAGATCCAAGAAGATATGTTACGAAGACAAGAATATTTCGGTAAATGGCTTGATCAATTAAATGAACAAAAAACACCAATGCAATGCATGGAATGTGGAAAGAGGTTCCAGAAAAAGATAGGTGCCAAAACATTTGAAGTTAAATGCCCTAAGTGTGGAAGCTATGATACAGAACCAGCATAATTAAATTCCAAAAACAGAGACATTACATTTTGAACCCCAGACAACAAATCTGGGGTTTTGTTTTTTAAAATCTATATAGGATAAATACTATATGACAGGAGCATAAGTTTGTCAACAAACACATTATAAAGGAGGATATAGATTATTATGGATCTAAAGAAAATTCTTGAAATGCTAGGGGTTGACAAGCTTGAAGAAGGTAAACAAGATGAAATCAAACAAGGTCTTGAAACTGTTATTGAAGCTAGAGCAACAGAACAGGTTGATGAAAAGCTTTCAGAACAGAAAGACCAATTGATTGCAGAAATGGAAGAAAGATTTGATGAATATAAAAAAGACATCACATCAAAGTTCTCCAATTTTGTTGACAGCATCTTGGAAGAAGAGCTTGTCATTCCTGACAAGGTTATGGAGTTTGCACGTAAAGGTGAACTCTATAGTGACCTAATTGAGCAATTCAAGCTAAGACTGTCCATTGATGAAGGTCTCCTTGATGCAGAAATTAAGGATCTCTTGAGAGAAGCTAAAGAAGAGATCATTAAGCATCGTGGTGAGATTGATCAACTTATGGCAGACAAGTTGGATCTTGAAATGAAACAACAAGAGCTAGAAGCTCAAATGTATCTCAGAAAGAAAAGTGATGGACTCACAGAAACCCAAAAGCTCAGAGTTCATGATCTAATGGAAGGCATCACTGATCTTGAAGAGATAGACAGAAAGTTCGACCTCATTGTTGAGTCCATTCGACTTCAAGAGCAAGATGATGAAGAAGAAGAAGACGAAGAGATGAAGAAGAAAAAGAAGAAAAAAGAGGGTGACGAAGAAGAGGAAGAGGAAGAAGAAGAAATGGAAGAAGGTCACTCTGAAGTAGACGATGATAAACAACTTCTCAATGAGGAAGAAGAAACAAAAGATTCTCCTTTCAAGGAGTATCTAGAAGTATTAAGAAGTAAGAAGTGGTAATTAATAAGGAGGGAAACTAAGTATGAACGTAAAAGAATTAGTTACAAAGTGGGAAGAAGTTCTCAATGAGGGCAAGAAGATTACTAACCCTAAAGTGTTGAAGTCTACTGCCGTTATGCTTGAGAACGAGCACAACTACTTGATGGAGTCAAGTTATACTGAAGGTTCCCTTGCAAGAAGTGGTCCTTATGCTACTTCTGGTGACTTCTATAAAATTGCAGTGCCTATGGTAAGACGTACATTTCCT